CCCCCAATAATATAACCTGTAATATGAGCATCTATAATCTGCTCACGTTCCATTTCTTTGGCTTTCTGTTCTAATTTATAAACCAAATCACACACCTCTTCACGATGTAGACATTGGGATAATTCATCATAAAACCATTGCATTGCTGTCTTATTCATCTCCCAACTGATTACTGATTAACTCAATCCATTCCTGAAACAAGTCAGTCATTGATCCTTTAGCCAACCTCTTTCTTTGTGGTGGTTGTTGTAGCCACATACCAAACATTACGCATAAGCGGTAAGTGTGGTGCATTTGTTGTTCGCGTTGTTCTTCCATTTGGTATAATACTATTTGGTATAAATTTGTTTAATTAAATAATCTACATTTTTTTTTAATTCATCATCGCTTAAAGGGATATAAAATAATGAATCATGGTATTCTTTTAAAACCAATTTTAATTCATCATAGTTATATGATTTTTCTTCTATTATAGTTTGTTTATTTATCTCTTGTTTTACTTGTTCCCAATATCTAAATTCGCTATCCATATTTTGGAGCTGAAATGAATCTCCACTGCCATAGTCAGTAAGTGATTCGTTAATTAAATCTACAGCTATCAATGCGCATTTTTTAGCAGTGTGTAGATTAACATCCTCAATCAATTTATCGTGCCTAAGCATAATAAAGTATTTTGAAACAATTTTATTTGCAGTGTCTTGCGGTGTCATCAGTCTAAAGATATTTGATTATTTATTAGTAACTCATTAAATGTCTCACGTAGTTTCTCTATTGCCTCTAATTGTTCGCCATTGTAGTTATTGGTGTTATACTTTACCTGCCTTCGCATCTCTTCGGTGAACTGCCATAGCACGTAGTAAACCGAATCAATGGACATAAAACGTTTATGGGTTAGTATATCCATTTCATCGTTTAAGTCGAACTCAATTACAGCCTTCATAATTTATCACTGATAATAATTTGTACTGGTGCATCCGCATCACCAACGATGGTGTTCCTTGCCTGTTTTGGTTTGAAGTATTCGAGTGTCTTTAAATACAACTCACTTGCAATCATCTTATCTTGGTCATCTCTCGACTTCCATAGCTTGTCAAGGAACGCATTGAATTGCTCCGCTTGTTGACCTGTAATGGATTCACCGAGTGCCTCCCATTGTAAAGTTTTTTCGGACTTCGCGCCGTGAGGTCGTCCATTTGGGTTTCCGCTTTTACCTTTTTTAAATGCCATAGTTGATAACTATTGATATTAACAAGTCCAACACCATTTCGCAAATTTAATTACTGAATAAATTCCCAACGCAATTAAAGCTATTTGAAGAGCAACAGCAATAATAACAAAGAGCCAAGTGAAAATAAAGTATTTAATTTTTTTCATAATTGATTAAGTAAAATGTTTTTGAGGTTTGGCTTAAAGTACAACTCACTTTTCATAACCTTGCCATCTGCACGATAGATAGGCTTTCCATCCTTATCTAACTTACTCATATTAGAACGGTGCACTTCATCGAATAGGGCTTCAAGTTTGTCCTCAATTTGTAGGTTACAAGCATAACCAATAAGAAGATACATTTGGTCTATAATCGCATCCGCTATTTCAACGTGATTATTGGCTTGGATCATCTCTTCTAATTCCTCTGTAACCAGTGCTTGGTGAAGTTCTTTGTCGCAGTCATGCACGTTGTTAGATAAGCCAAACGCAGTTCGGAACTCTTTTACTTGTTGTACTTGTTTCTTCATCGTAATACTCTTTTTAATATGTCTAATTTACTATTGAATTTCACCAACTCAAATTTATTTGTCTCAACATTACAAAACCAATCTTCACGTAATTTTGACCATCTCTTATAATTACACATCCTGCAACACTTAACCTTTCCTTTGTCGTGTTCTCGTTTGTATGGTCTACGATCCTCACTAAACATAAATAATGGTAATTTATAACTACAAGTAAAACACTTTTTAAACATCTAACTTGGTTTTAAAGTGGTTTATTAGTTGCTCCATCTTATGGTCGTAATACTTTGCAAAGGTTAAGAACCCTTCTTTATCCTGCTCCCACAATTTATACAGCACATTCCTTAATCGTTGCCCATTGCTTTTCTTTTCTATCTCAAAGTCGGCTTTTAGCTCATCTATTATCTCCTTTTCTTTAGACGCAAATTCCTCTTCTTTTAGAGCGCAATAGACAAACGAATTTTGAAGGCTGAATATTTGCCCCGCTTGATCAGGTGTTAATTCATTTGTGCCTATTACAATCGCAGTAGTTCGGTCTTTGCGAGATTTGATAGATTCGATTTGTGCTGGAAGTATTATCATTGTTGTTATCTATTACAAATATAATCATTTAAGCCATTCAAGCAACTCGATAGCATCATTTAAATCTCTTAGGCTTCCTCTCTCATTATCTTCAATTAAATGATACTTTAAACCTGTGGTGTATATATCCACAGTTGTACTTGGTAGCATAACTCTAAAATGTGGTTTAGCCATCCGTTTCCAAACTATTGTATTAGTTTCAGCATATTGGCTAATCATCTTCTCAAATAGTTCGGCTCTTAATTCTTTTCTTTTCATATCACTTTAATTAACTCCATAGTTAGGTTTTTAGGTGAATAAAGATTTAAATCAAATAAATCAAAATTCAATCCTATTTAATTATCTCTTTAACTATAATTGATAATTACTCATTGTCCAAAAGTTCCAGTTAGGCTCTGGCATTAGTAAGGATTCTTTAACTTCCTCTCACCACTACGTTGCACCTCTGCATTGCGTAGATTTATTATTACTAATGTTATTCGCTATCCAAGAAATCTCACTTGCGTTACCAACTCGGAATAGCGGTTCTTTTCACAATCGCTTTTATTTGTCGCTTAATTATAGTTACACGACAAGGGATTAAAACGGGAAAAAACCTTATTGACCTACCTAAAAAAAATCCCCCAATGATTTAAACGTGTTGAGCGTCCTAAATCAAAGGGGGAAACCTTAAGAATCACTCAACACTACAAATATGCACTATAATACAATTCGTACAACAATTACTTATTCACGATTCTTCAACAACCCAAACCACCATAGCGGAAAGGTTAGAGATGTGAATAGCATTCCTACTATGTTTTCAGTTGTGAAACGAATGCAGTGATAGCGCATTAGCGTCAGGAAGAATCCAATATGTAGTAATACGGTCGTTAAATACGACATAAAAAAGAAATGTAGCAGGCTCATTGAGTTCTTCGTTTTCTTCCACGTTTTTTGGGTTGTGGTTGTTCGACTTCATTTGTATCTAATAACAACTCGGAATCTTCGCGCTTAAGTTGGTGCGTTAATTCATCAACTATCTTGGTCACGCAACCAATACAATGCCTCAACTTAATCGGTTTTGTGTCTCCGTTTATAATTGCCTTTAACTTACCGAGTACGGATCGTTGTTCGCCTGTAACAACTCCCGACTTCTTAATAGTTGCAATCAACTCCTTTGCCTCTTCGATTGTGTCGTTATCCGTTTGTGCTGTCCAAAGTTTCGCAGGGCATTCTTGGAGTGCCATACGAGCCTTTACATCCATAAAACACCCACAAGGCTTAAACTTAACTCCGTTCATTTCTTGCCATTCGTTAAATGGATTGAGTTTGGATAACGCAGTTCCACAGGTTCGGGTTGTGTGGTTAAAAATCGGACAGGCTTTACATATCCCCATCCGATGCTCAAACATTTCTTTATTCGTCATACTTAATACATTTTTTTATTTCTTCTTTGGCACGTTTGACCGTGTCGTATAAATAAGATACAGGTATGCCAGTTTCATTGGACAACTCTCGGTAACTAAAACCATTCATAACGTATAAATTGAATACCTCACGTTCAAAGAATGGTAAGCGGCTCATTAGGATGTCAAGTTGCTCATTGGTTAGTCGTGAACCTATCCACGTTTCGCGGTTGTTGTTTAGTTCAACTTCGAATTGATGCGGTTCAAGGTCTGTCCAATTCGCTTGGAAGTCACCAATTAACTTCTTGTATCGTGTACGTGGTCGGATATATTCCCACTTTAGCGAACAAATGATATACGAGTCAATGTCGTTTATCTTGGATGTATCAGTTTCGAGGATGTTTAAAAGTGTAGAGTGCAAAAGTTCATCCCCTTCAAAAGAAGATTTTGTCAAGTTCCTTGCGAACTCTCGGTACTTGTTATATTGTTCCTGCGAAATAACCATCTATAATCTTTTGCGCCTCATCGAATCCTTTACATATAGACGCATAATAACCCCTTTTGTTTAGTTGTTTGATCCATTCCTTTTGTTCCTTACTCACAACACCCTTTTCGGTCTTTAATTCGATAAATAACCCATGATACTTTTCGTTTGGTTCGCAAATTTGCAAATCAGGAAAGCCTTTTACATATCCAGTCGCCTTCATTTTGATAGCCTGTTTCATGCTTGTGAACATACCACCCGCACTTGCGCAATAAATAGCATTAGGATAAGCCATTTTAAGGTACTGAATCACCGCAATTTGAACTCCTGCTTCACCCGAATAGGGTTTTTTCGCTCTCGGTTTTAATGAATTGACTATCTTTTGCTTCATCTATTATTTAGAATGCGTCTAAATTACTATTTAATGACCTTCCGAAACCCGCGTAAAATCAACAAAAATGAAAAAAGTTTTATTTTTCTTTAAAATTTATTTGGAATGAAGAAAGAAGTTTACATATATTTGCAAAGAACAAAAACAAAGAACAAATGAAAAACGCAAAAATCGAAATGGTAAAGAATGTAATGTCACAAATCGCAGGTATCGCAGTTGACTTTACAATCAGAGGTGAGAAATCATTTACTTTCCACTTTGAAGGTGATAACCAAGCAGCAATGCAAAGAATCGCAAAGTATTTCGGAATGAACGCGCAAGTAGAATGTGAATACGATTTAGAGTGTGACTATTCTTGTGTATTTGTAGAAGTAAAATAAATCAAAAGAGGGATGCGACTCTACAACGCATAACTTAAATTAGCAAACAACTTAAAACAATAAAAAAATGTATCAAGTAATCATCCACGAATCAGGAACTCAAGCAAAGGTATTTGACTTCCCAACATTAGAACTCGCAAACCAATCAGTTCACCGCCACGCTGACGAAATGAGCCTAACCTGTAACGAAGACCAAGATGGCTTTGCTTATGCCTATGATTTGGAAGTGCCTGCAACCTCTCCATTTAGAAGTGAAATCTATATCTTTGAAATCGCGTAATTATGGAAAAGTTTTGGAGATTAGAACTGACATCAACCGAAGTTATTATTGTGAAGTTAGCGGTTGAAAGATACGTTAAGCAATATGCTAATGATGTATTCACCCCTGAAGAATTAGAATCAACTTTAAATGCAGTAAAAAAACCCAATCATCGCGCATTATGAAACTGAACTTAACTTACCCTAAAAAGTTTGTATGCGTACAATCGTCAAGTTACCCAAGTGAACAACTTGATTATAATACACTGGCTCAACATATCGCGAATAGTGTACCGCGTAGCCCCCTTGAAAGAATGGAAGACCTATTAACTGAAAGAACATATGTACGATAACATAAACCCCCCAACATCCATCTTTGAAGGTGAAAGATGCGAGAAGTGTTCCGAGATGCATTACGAAAGTGAACTATACGTTGTTTATACCTCAATCGAAGATTACGAAGAATGGTGCGACAAGTGCATAGAGAACCACGCAAAACATCATCCAATAATGAAAGATGAATTTTGGGCGATAGGCTCAACCGATACCGAAAACAATTTAACAATTAAATAAATAAAACGATGGCTACATCAAAAATCACAAACATCCAAGGCAGTGGAACTTGGAACGACCTTTACAAATTTGAGGTCAGTATGGAAAACGGAGACACAGGAACGGTCTTCAGCAAATCCCAACAACCACCATTTGCGGTTGGTGATTCAAAGAACTACGAAATCACTCCAAGTGGTCGAGGTCACAAGATTAAATGGGTACAGGAACAACGTTCTTTCACTCCAAGTTCAACAGGTAATTCATACCAAGCAAACAACTCAAAGGACAAAGAGGAATCTATTGCGCGTGCGGTTGCTTTAAAGGCAAGTGTTGATATGAACCATAGCGACAATCCTGCAAAGGTTATTGAGGTTGCTCAACTCTTTGAAAAGTATCTTTTGACTGGCATTGGTTTAACCGATGATGCAAAGAACAACGCAAATAGTAACTCTAAAATGGACGAAGGCGACTTACCATTTTGAATGCACGAAACAATTAAAATTTTAAAACCCTTATTATGAACAACAAATTAGAACAAGTTTTGAAGTGTACTTTAGCACAACAGCAGTTGCACTCCTACGATCCGCACATATCGGAGTTATTCAACCCAATCATTAACCTAATTGATAAGTTAAACGATGAAAAGTAAATGGGAATTATTTGTTTTCGCTTGGTTCGGTACTACACCGAGCCTTGCGAAGGCAATGAATATTAGCTATCCACAGGCACAAAAGTGGACACGTTACCCAATGTTAATGCACGTGTGCGATATTACCAAGATAAGTAAGTATACTGGCATTAGTTCAAAAGAGATAGTTGAACTGATTTTGGAAAGCGAAAAACGAACAATTAAAAACGAAGGAGATGAATAACACATTGATTCAATTTCTTGACCGTTACAGGATTAAGAACTACCGAGAGTTCCTCAATGTATTCACCAATGAAAACGCGAAGGAATTGCAACGGATGATCCTTGAGAAAGAAGAACACTACGTATATTCTTTTGAAGACAAGGTAATCGACCTTGTTTGTAGAACGCACGATGTCACACGTAAACAGTTTTTTTCTCGGTCACGTGAACGATTTATCATTGATGCGCGTTATCTTGCGACACTTTTAATTTATGCAGGAACAAACTATTCGCTTTCAAAGATAGGAGTATTAATAGGTGGTAAAGACCACGCGACAATACTACACGCGGTTAAGAAAATGGTTGACCTTTATAAAGTTGATGCTATCTACCGAGCGTATATTGACGAAGCGATGCTGTTACTGGATAATGAATATGACTGTGGAACTTTAAAACAACGTTTAAATGAACAACGAACAATTAAAACAAGCATTAGAATTACTGACATTAAGAGTACAATTACTCGAAGAGCAGTTGATGTCATCGAAGTGCAAGACACCGAGAACATCGTTTTCGCCTCCAACGATGGAGGAAGTGGCGGAATACTTTTTGGAACGCATTCCGTCTGCGTGTTCTGATGATGCGCTTAACTTTGCAGAGGTATTTATTAGCCATTACACCAATACAAATTGGTACTATGGAAAGAAAAAGATGAAAGATTGGAAGGCGGCAATGCGATCCGCTTGGAAACTTCACGAATTTGTAACAAATAACAATAACAATTATGAATCAAAACTTGGTAGAGTACAAAGGGCAGACCTACAACAATGGCTTGACAGTTGACGAGAAAGCCTATTTACACGCGCTTGAACAAACGCAAATACAAGATTCAACCTTGCCAATGTTCAAGGCTTTAATTGCAAAAGGAATCGTTATAAGTGGAATCAAAGAACTACCTTCAGCAGAAGAAACACAGTTGCTATACGACACAACTCAACAGTTCTACAGGTTCTTTACGATAGGCGAACTTGGTTTAGCCTTCCAACTCAACGCGGTTGGTCAAACTTGGAAAAGAGTTGAGCATTATGGATTAATGTCGATTCAGTTTTTAAGTGATGTGTTGAACGCGTATAAGGTTCACAAGATGCAAATGAATCTTGACATCGAAAGAAAGAAAGCAAAGTTGGTAATCGGTACAACAACGCAAGACGATGAGCCAGTAGATTTCAAAGAAATGTTTTTACTTGATGTGCAACGTTGGAAAGATGGAAAGAGAATTGAAGTTAGTTTACTCGCGCCATCAATGATGCGAATGATGGAGAAAAGAAACATTCTAAATGTCGAATGGTGGTCGGATGAAGATTGGAAAAAGTTCAGATTCTTATCTTATCAGGAACTGACAAACGAAAGGAACTTATCGAACTTTGCGATTACCAGAATGAAGTCAAAAGAAAAGTCGGACTTTGAACACGATGTAAGGCAAGGAATAATGAGACACCTTTATGCAGATATTATGGATAGTCATATATTGCAACAACGAATAATTGAGAAGTTATAATGTTTATATCTTTTATACATTGTATGCCCAACCAAAGTATAAATGTTGTATTTTAGTGCTATGAATTACACATTAAATCAGTTAGGAATTGAATTAGATTCTTTGCCTAATGAGGAATGGAGATACGTTCCTAATACAAATAACCGATATTTAGTAAGCAATATGGGTAGATTATTGACAACTGGCTATCGTGGTTCTAAACGTTGTTCTATAATGAAACCTGCAAAGGATGCTAATGGTTATTATCGCACAATGTTATTGATAGATGATAAATTAAAAACAATTAAGGTTCATCGTATAGTAGCGCAAACTTGGATTGAAAACCCATTGAATAAATTACAGGTAAACCATATTGACTTTGTAAGAGATAACAACGCGGTATCTAATTTAGAATGGACAACTGCAAAAGAAAACACATTACATTCTTACAATAATGGCAGAATCAAAAAACCAATATGTACAAATTTCGTTAAGGGATCAAAAGTTGGAACTGCTAAACTAAACGAAGAACAAGTAAAAGAAATTCGATTGAAGTTTAAGCCAAGAATTTACACTCGTGAAATGTTAGCGAAAGAATATGGAGTTAGTCCTCACACTATTAAAGATGTAATTTTAAGAAGATGGCAACACGTAAAATAGAATATAACGAAAAGCAAAAACTTGCGTTATCGTATCTATCAGTTGATAGCGACATTTGGCAAGTATTGTATGGCGGAGCTGCATCAGGCGGAAAAAGTTTTCTCGGTTGTGACTGGCAAATAAAACGAAGGTTAAAGTACGCAGGCACACGCGGTTTAATAGGTCGTGCAGAACTTAAGAAGTTGCGATTAAGTACAATGGCGACATTCTTTGAACTTTGCGCTAATTATGGATTAGTAGCAGGAAAACATTACACGTATAACGGTCAAGACCACGTTATAAATTGGTTCAATGGAAGTCAAACTATTTTAATGGATTTGGCTGATATGCCAAGTGACCCCGAGTTCCAAAGATTCGGTTCGTTAGAGATAACCGATTACTTTGTAGATGAAGCAGGTGAGGTGAGCGAAAAGTGTATTGCTATTCTTGCATCTCGCGTACGTTACAAATTGGTGAATGATAAGCCGAAAGGATTGTTAACCTGCAACCCACACAAAGGTTGGTTATACAATGAGTTCTACGATGCAAAACGTAATGGTACTTTAAGACAAGATAGAGAGTTCATACAAGCCTTGCCAACGGATAATCCTCACATATCGCCAGTGTATCTCGAAAACTTGCGAATGTTACCCGAAATAGACCGCAAAAGGCTTTTAGATGGGGATTGGGACTATGACGAAACACAAGACCGCTTGTATCATTACGATGATTTGTTAAGGTGTTTTAGAGAACCACAGCAAAAGAACACAACCAAATACATTACTGCGGATATTGCGCGTATGGGTGACGATAGAACGGTTATTGTACTTTGGGATGGGTTACACGCGGATAAATTTGTAGTGTTAAAACACAAACCGATTAACGAAGTAGTAGATACAATTCGACAAATGGCACAAAGCAATGGTGTGTTATTGTCTAATGTCCTGGTCGATGAAGATGGAATCGGTGGAGGTTGCAAAGATTATCTCCATTGCAAAGGATTTTTAAACGGCTCAAAATCGGTTCGTGAAAACTATTTGAATCTCAAATCCGATTGCTATTTTAAACTTGGAGAACTAATTACCAATAACTCAATCACTTTTAACTCACAGCATAAAGACACGATAGTTAAGGAACTCGAAATGATTAGACGTGAAAAGTTAGATAGTGACCAAAAGTTAAGGGTTACAAATAAAGAAGATTTAAAGAAAAGATTTGGAATGTCTCCCGACTTTGCTGATGCTATCATGATGCGCTCATTCTACGAATTAAAAAAGAATTTTGGGAAATATGCATTTGCTTAAGTTTTTTTATATATTTGTCGAAACTTAAAAACATAGAAAAATGAAAAATCAAGAAATGAAAGAATTGGTATTTGAATTATTTGCTGATTATTATCGCACATGTCATTGCGATAGATATGGTCAAATAAAAACAATTGATGTTTATTGCCTATTCAAAAACAATACGAAGGAATGTTTGGAATATCTTAAAGAAAATCCATTAGTTCAAATATCTAATTATGGTGATAGATACGGTAGTTATTTAGGGATCAATCCTTGGGGTGGTTTTAATGACAAAGATTTAGAACAAGTTTGCAAGGATTCTTTTAAAAAGAATTCATCGAGAAATAATATGAATAATTGGTAATGGAACTAAATAAACTAATCAAAATGAAAGCCGAATATTACGCAATGTACAACGGCGAACAAATGGATAACTCGCGTTATTTCGCGTTTATTGAAGGCGCAAGATATGCGCTTGAACTATTAAAAGAACAAATTGAAGATGAGTTATGACAGCATTAGTAATTATCCTTTTAATAATTGCCATTGCTGTAATTATTCCCCTTGCGATATCAATTTGGATTGATGTAATTAAGGAATTGAAAGAATTAAAAAACCCTAAAGAAGATGAACTTTAAAACAACACCCGATTTGGTATAAAACATATGATACCAGTAAGTATTATACCCGATAGGTAAAAATTAAAATAATGAACAACAAACTATCAAAGAACGACCTTGAAAAAATCAAGGTTCTGAACCTGTTAATGTGGACACAGGCTACATTGTATGCATCTGATGAATGCGAACCGATTAAATGGTTCTATAACCACCAAACTAAAATGTTAATGAAACGACTTAATGATTCAATTCAGCGTGAACACGGTAAGACAATTACTGCACTTTGGGAAACTGATGGCGCGACATTGCCAGACATCACGAAACACCTTGAAGATTTCACTTATGAGATGGCAACCTACGGTTATTGGATGCTACCTGAACTGATTAAGTTAATCCAAGATGCAAAAGAAAATCAACCTAAATTAGAAGTATTATGAATATAACACACGATTTTGACAACTGCCAAAGTGATGTCTACAAAGAAGTAATAACCGACCTTATCTCACGCGAGAAAATGGGAAGGGCTAAATACGGAACAACCGTTGACAATGCGAACCTATCGGAAAAAGAATGGTTACACCACGCGTATGAGGAAGCCTTGGATATGGCTATATACTTAAAACGTATAATGTCGCTAAAAAAATAGCATTTAAACCGATTGAATAAAGAGTGGCTTTGCGCCACTTTTTTTTTCTATTTAATTCCTCATTCAATCCCTCGTTTAATTCCTTATTTAATCCCTCTAATTGTCTTATATATCCCTCATTATAGACAATAACCTCACTTTGTGTGCGAATTATCCGACTATTGATGTCGTTTAAATGAATGTAATAGTCAAGTGACTTTACACCTAATACAACTAATCTTCTTTCAATGCTTAAAGAATCCAGAGCCTTCGAGTTCCTGAAGCCTGTTGATTGCTTTTGTGTATGCGCTATCAATGGCAATGCTATCAAGCATATAAATAGTATCAATTTGTTTTTCATAAATCGTTTTTGTTTTAATCCGTTCCACTTCCAACGTGTCAATGGTTGCCTTTAATACTACGATTGTGTCGTTGTGGCTAATAGTTTGAACTTGTTGTTTATTACAACTACGACAAATTAACAGACCGCTAATAAATGCGACCGTCATTAACGCGATAATTCTTAACGTGAAATTCTTTTCCATTGCCTCTGGTTATAATTGCAAATCCGTGATTGTATTTAGAATAGGGGTTATAATCGGGACTTAATTCACTTAAGCAACCCACACCCCAACAGGTTATCACCTTTCCGTTTACATCGCGTTCCGTGTGTTCTGCAGTTTGATGATGATGTCCACACATTGCGTTTGCTTTGGTCTTAAGAAACAAACCACGCGCCACGTTTACTGATGGCAAAAACTGCTTTCCAAATTCGTGTCCGTGAAATAGTGACAACCCACCGATGTTAATCTTATTCTTTCCCTCAATCCATTTGATGTCGTACTTATCCAAGTGGCAAAGACTTGCAAAATCGAATGCATCAATGTCGAATAGTTCGGGTGCTTTAACGCGCATATATCTCCAATACCTTTCTTCGTGATTGCCTTCTTTGTAGATTATCTCTGCATTTGGAAACGTTTGGCGAAGTTCATAAACAAAGGTTCTCATTGCGTAAAGTTCATCTTTAAACTTGCGTTTCTTCGGATCCTTAACAAAGTCGGAAATCATATGACAGTCCAACGCATCACCATTCAAGATAACCGTATCAACTCCTTCGCTCAATCCTGTTTCAATGGCAACACTCAACGCATCGATGTCGTGGTAAGGGATGTGGACATCGGAAAGGATAAGAATCTTTTTGCCTTTAACATCAATATGCTTTCGACCTTTCGCGTATGACTTCGGAAGTTTAAATGGATTCTTTGGTCTGTCTTTTTCAACTACCAAAGATTTATCAATAGGTGTTTGTTTACCTGTCTTTCCTTCAATTCTTCTTAATGCCATTCGCGCATCCTCAACACCTAAAAATGTTTCAAAGTGTTCTTTGCTTAACTTCTTTGCAAGTGTTAATGTCGGTGTGTTGGGAAACTTGGCGCGAACTTCACGCGCTAACTTTGTTTTTGGTGATTCTTTTGACATATTTTAGAAGGGTTGGTAAACAGTTTTTCCGCCAATTTTAACCGCACGTAAAACTTGACCTCTGTTCTTTCCCTCGTTGTAACTTACGTGAACCCAGTCGGGATGATTCTCACTTCCAAACTCCCAAATGAGTTGGTCGAAAGTACAACTTTTTCTTATATATTCAAAAATTAATTTGTTACTTATACCACCAAAGATATCTCCATCAATATCCAAGGCTTTGCCTTGACAATGTTGTGATGATTTACTACCACCGATTTTGCTATTTAGTTCAACCGACCTAAACCCGCTACTTATACCGATAGGTATTCCGAAGTGTTCGCGTAGTGGATCAAATATTTTAGTACATACCAAACGTAAGTTATTTAATTGTTCCGAGTTTGGAATGTTAGCCAACTTTAACGCAGTTGCCTGATTGCTTTTTGTGACTTCTTTATAGGTCACATATTTACTTATCTTTTCCATCGGTCATCGCATCAGTTATGTCTTCACTTTTTCTACCTATAATTGTCTTAATCTTACTCCAAAGGTCTTTACCGGTAACTGACTCAATCGATTCAATGATTGACTTGAACTCGATTACAGCTACAACGGTTGCAACCAATTTTGTAATTGGTATAAGTTCACTAATGATAAAAGATTCGATAAGGAACCCGCTCATTATTGCAATTTGATACAACAACAATTTCGTGATAGTATCGGACATCCTGCGTGACCTAATTCTTTGCTTTAGTTTTAAAGCCTTCCATATGCCAACTATCATATCCGCACCAACAAGGAAACCAATGGTTAACATCAGTTCCTTAATTGGTAGGAATACCGCAAGACCTGCTAAAAACCAAATCTTACCTTTCAAAAACATCAACTCTTTCAACTCTTTTTAATTTTAGCTTGTTGTTTTTTAAGATAAACCTTTAGCATCTTTTCGTACTGCTCTCGCTTTAGTACGTAGGTGGTAGGAAGTTTTGAATTGACCATTTGTGTCGTTGTGTTTTATAACTATCAGAAACCAAAAAGTTACTCTTTCCGTACGGATTCATATCAGGAAAGATATTATTGTCCGTATTGTTGGTATATTCGGGGAAAAGATTTGTATTAAAACGCAAATAATCAACCATTCGCTTGGTGTAGAAACGTGCATTCTCACGCGCTTTCTCCTTTAACGATTCCATCTCGCCTTTAGTTACAGGTGTAGTATCTTCGCTTTGTCTACTTACCAAGTTTCCGTTATCGTGCTTATACAATAACGATGGGTAAAGTTCAACCATAACCCACCAAATAAGCAACTTAATTACATATTCATTTAACAATGTTTCGTACTGGTCAGCAAGTGTGTTATGCGTTACATCATCCTTCAATTTATTGGTCAAATTAGTACCTAAAAAGTTTTGTAGATACATATCCTGCGCCACGTAAATACACGGACGAATAAGATTCGGATCAACTGCATCAGTTAACGGAGTGTACTTCTTTAAAAGTTCCTCATTTATCAAAAGTATTTCTTGTGGGATTGCCATATTTTACAATTTTTTTAGTTTAATCTTCCTCCGTTTGGTCGTTTAATCATCGGTGTTTTTGCATCATCATAACCAACGGTTCTATCCATTGGTGAGAATCCTTCTTTTTCCGCTTTTCTAACCGCTATCTTTACCTCGTTTTCCATTCCTTCATTAGGTAAGAATTTACCTCCTTGTCTCTTTCTCTTATAAATTGCACGCATCCAAAAATGATGACAATTAACACCGCCTTTGTAACGGAATATATTGTAGGTGGTTTTACCTTGTTCAGCAAATTGTCCGTTAACACCTGCGGAACTCATTTCCTGAATATCCTCGTATCTCCAAACAATTCCACCCTTCGAAAGTCGTACCATTTCACGACAAAACTCGCGTGAATTTTCACTTATCCAAGTTGAGTAACGATAACGAACCTTGTAAAGTCCTGCATCAAGTTTACTTTTCTTATCAGGATCAGCATATGATTCAAGTGCTTGGTTTACTTTGGTGAATTGTTCTTCGTTGTCATAATTGTCAACCTCACATTCTTCAACAAGTTCCCATTCGTCTAAATCAATCAACTCACCGCATTCGGCAAGGTGCTTTAGGAATTGCTTTCCTTCTTCATCCGTGAAATCATCGTTTGATGAACAGCAGACTTTAGAAACTGCTTGGTGTTCGTGCTTAACTTTTTTTTTTTCGGATGATTGCAAGACATCCGCAGGTTGTAATTCAACACTACTTAAGTTGTCAAAAATTGAATTTATTTCAACATCCGATAGTGCAGGAAATGCCGCTTTTGTTAATGCTTTGGCACTTGTAATGCTCAAAACATTCGCAGTAGTTTGCGTAATAATCTCAAGTAATGAAGCAATTTGCGCACCATTTAAGGCTTGACTTGCTACATCTGCAGTAGTTGTGTTGCCATTTACAACAACATCTTCTTCGAACAAATCATTCTCTACAATTTCAGCACCTTGTGGAACTCCGATAGCACGTAATAACATATCTACTCCATCACAAATAATGCGTTGGAATGGATCGATTACTTGCTTTGAAAACAACCTAAAGGCTATCTTCATTTCATCAGTGTTGCTACCTAAACCGCCACCATCACGAACTCCAAAAAGAAGTGGTGAAGTAACGCGGTGACTTACTAATATTTGCTCAATAGCAGGATTAACAAGTGACTCAAATTGTTTATCCATATCCGATACTGGAAACGCAGTGAATTCAACACCTCGGTCACGTTCTTCATTAAAGAATGTCAATACCTTTCCTGCGTTTTCAGCACCTTGAATGGATTGCTGCAACTGATTTTTAATCATTCGTTGCTCTTCTAACGTAGGAATTCCGTTGTTAAATGATGCAATAAGTGATGGGAAAAAACCATTTAGAATTAAGTTTACTTGGTATTCGCTTAATTGTCTTAATTTCTCAATCTCATTTATAGCACCGATGTAGTCAGGCTTCGGGTAATACTCACTACCTACCATCATCGAATGTTGGAACATCACTTGTTTCGGGTTTTCCTCTTTGGTATTTATGTCAAAGAAAGGTATATAGTGGGGATTGTTTTTCTTCTTACGTGTATCCGACCAATCGCGTGAATACCAAACACCAGTCACATCATCGTTATCATCGGAACAAGCCAAACGACAATTCTCGTATGGCAAGTGATTGATTTGAGCAATGGTGCTTCTATCCATTGACCAAATTACTTCCCAATAAAAGCCTCCGTGTAACTTTAAATCAAGTGCAGTTGAATGCAAGACCTTATCTAACTTCAATCGTTGAATCTCGCGTAAGGTCACTTGTGATGCTGCGGTAAATTCTTTTCCTGCAATCATAAAACTGATTGAGTTAACCAACGCACCGTGAACAGGCGAAGTGTTATATAGTTCAATCAAGTATTGAGGGAAATGGTTTCCTTCACCATAAGCCACCCAACCTTTCCTATCTTCAAATTCGATAGGTTCGATTTTAACGTACTTGGCTAATTCTACTTGCGTAGCACTGAACCTATCAACGATTGATTTTGTTTTATCCATTGTATTCGATGTCGCTTGGAATAATTATGTTTGGTTGGTCATAATAGTTTATCAATGTTTCCATTTGAATAAAACCTCTTTTAATCTCACCAACCACAACCGCGTTTTGTGGGTCAAGATTAGTATCTGAATTTTGACCGTATATAATGAAGTTATAACGCCCACCATTAACAACATAGATAGAACCATTAGTTGGATTATCGTCATTTGTACTAATTGCCAAAGTCGTGACCCTATCGTTCTCGCTGATTTGAGTGGGGATAACATAGTAAGTTTCTAATGTAATTTCGTTTTGAATTACAAGTAAGTAATTCGTATACGTTGTATCAAAAAGCAAAACCCCCTCCTTTAGAGAAAGGAGAAGGGTCTGCGATGCGGTATTCGTTTGAAGGTAATTCATCCTTTAAACAAATATAAATTAAATTGTAGGTGCTACAACGGTGATATCAGGGAAGTTATCAAATGGAGTTGTACCATAAGACTCCAATCGGTAAGCCTTATGGGCTTCTTCTGCAGTGAAGGTAATTGTCGTACCATTTAAATCACCTTTAGCAGTTCCTGTAGCAGTTGACATAGCAGTTACTTCTGCGCCATCAATCTTACCAACCATCCAGATATTGTCGTTGTTATCTTGTACAAATACAACAAGACGATTTTTAGCAATCAATTCAAGTTGTTTTCTGCGTGGTGCTGTCAACTTAAAGAAAGTTGCATTAACCGTTTGTGTATAATAAATAGTTCCATTTTCAACAGAAGAAGCAACTTCTTCAGTAAAAGAACCAGTATGTTTTGGAAGTGTGTATTGGTAAATTGATGCAGTAGGTAATTCTTCTACTTCTTCACTTGTACCATTTATCACAACTCCTGTTTGGAAATCTGCTAATTGTTGCAAGAAGATGGCTTTAATACCACCAATCCCTTCTTTGCAGTCAAGTGCAAATCCGCTGCTGAGCTCACAAGGAGGACACATAGGCTTAATTTTTTAGTTGTTATTATTTACAATAAAAGGCAGGGGACTTATTCCCCCACCTTTTTACTTGTGTTTTTTATTAGTCAATGTAACCGATAGCAACATCAGAACCGAAACCTACAGCAGTTCCAACACGGAACTTCATAGCCATACGAACCAAGTCAGATGCATCAGTCATAGACATATCTACAACCTTAACTTCAGCGAAGTCGCTGTTGGCATCAACACCAACAAACAAGTTGTCAGGACGAGAAACAATTACAGTTCCGTTGCTGATACCTGGACATACATAAATGTCATATCCATCAACTTGCATATTGAACTCCTTGAACGCGTTGTATTCGAATGCGTAACCTTCAGCAGCAATAGCTTGCTTGTAAAGTTGTGCAGTTGCGCGGTTAATATAAACTTTAACCATTGGGTCACCAATCAAGGCAGCAGGCAACAAAGCTAAAACTTCTTGGATATTAGCAATAACAGTTGTTTTATCCATTGTAGTCCAATCTGCTTCCAAAGTTGAAGCGGCTCTGATTTTCTTTTCAAGACCATCAAATGCTTGATAAGAACCTGTAGCGGTGTCACCTTGCCAGATTGTAAATTCAATGTTTTGAGCAACGTTAGCAGCAGCATAACCAATTAAGAAATCTTGGAAGTTAGCAGGAACTACATCGTTAGCGAATCCGCGACCTGTAGCCATTGCTTCCCAATCTTTTGCAAACTCTGATTTACAAACTTCCAAATTAACTTTCAAATCAGTTACAGTCAAAATTGATTCAGTCAAAGTCAAATCAGTAGGATCAGCGAAATCGCAAGTAAATTCTTGAACCAAATTAGCAGAAGCCAATTTTTTCAATACTGCCTTGTATTTAACACCTTCTTTCAATGTAACGTAACCTTTCGCCAAAGTGTCACCACTCAATAAAGCAGCGTGAATGTATGGTAATGCTAATTCACCTGCGTATGTACTTGTAATAGTAATAGCCATTTTTTTATTTTTTAGAATTTATGATTTGATATGCGCGACTTCTTGAATCCATTGCTTTGAATGGTGTAGGTTCTGCGCTTTGTTTTTGTGCAACTGGAGAAACCTTTTTCACCGACTCGGTAGCAGGTGCTTTAGACATCTTCTCAATAGTTGCAGATAGATTTTGCTTTTCAGCATTTAACTCATTGATTTTAGCCTCAAAGCCTTCAATCAATTTGTTAATAGTGTTCTCGAACTCTTCTCTTGAAACTCCATCGAAAGATGATTGCTCAACTTCTTCGATTTCAACTTCAACCTTTGGTTCTTCTTCCATAGGCTTTTCTTTTACTTCGCTGATTTTGCCTTCTACTACAACCAAGATTTTTCCTTCAGCGGTTTCGTGTTCTCCATCGGGAGCAGGTGTAGGGTTACCTTCTGCATCCATAACGAACAACTCCGAACCAATACCAAATTCAGCATCAGGGGAATAGACTTCAGTACCATCAGCGAGTACAGCCATAGCCATTTGTTTTTGCTCTACCGCTTCCTCAACTGCTGACAAACTAACCCCGAAGGATTTCAATTTCTCTGCGTACTTGGAAACGATTTCGTTTACTTTACTCATTGTGTTGATAATTACTTTGATTAATAGACGCATAAACTCTAATTTGTTTTTACTTTTGTGTCATCCCATTCGGGTAATGTTTGTTCATTTCTAATTGTTTTTAAGTTCAACGAAGAAACCCCCTAAACGTAGGGGGTTCTTTGTTTGTCGGGTAAACAATACACCTGCACGGGTGTAATCTATTACAACGCGCTCAATTCATCGGCTAATGCCTTCATTATCTTTTCGATTTCTTGTTCTGCTAAATATTCCTCACTCATCTCAGTAAAGAAACCTTCAAGCGAAAACCCTTTAACACTACCTTGTTTGATGTCACTCCACACTTCATCATTATCTACTTTCATTCCAATACACCAAGTACCATCTGGAAAGCTAAATCCAAAGTTTTGGCTTTTGTCGTGTTCGCCTTCTTTGATCCACGATTCAACTACAACACAACCTGCAACTGGCACTTGGTGCTCAAGGTTGCTATTGTGGTGCATATTACGCTTTAAATATTCTTGCGCTATCTTGTTGATTGTGTCCTTTGAGTATTTGCAATAGTAAGCCTCACCAGCACCATTAACGCGGTAGATAAGTTGGTCGGGAATCATCACCGCACCATACAACATTTTGCGTTCACCCTCTTCGATTGCCGCTTGTTTAATTTGCGTTTTTGACAATGCTACAAAGTCAACTTCGATTGCAGGATTCTCAACTAATGAGATTGCATTTACTCCAAGATAACCACTATCGTCAATAGTGTATTCTATAACTTTTACTTCTTCCATTATTTTATGATTTTTGATTGGTCTTTTATTTTTTGTTCTGCTTCTTGTGCCGAACTAACATTCGTTGCTAATACGTAGGTTTGGATAGGTTGTGCTTTATTACTACCTTGATTCAAGAAAGATAAATCCACCGCAGGCGCACCACCCCCACCACCGCCATTTACATTAAGGTCAGGTGGTGTTGTAGATGGTGGAGTTCCTCCGTCAAATTTCATCGCAGCAATCTTTGCGACATTCGCCACACCTGCAATACCTGCCGCAGCCGCAGCAATGTAACGCGATGGGCCTACTAAAGTTGGGTCGGCAAGTGCTACTTGTACCGCTTGTATCGCACCGATTCCAGCTTGTGCTAATTGCAAAGCCTTGTTTACTTTAAATGATTGTTTGGCATTTAATACACCTGCAGCAGTTAATGCATCGTTTAATCCCATCAAACCATTGATAGAAGCCTCTGCTAACTTAAATCTATTCTCGTATAGATTCCTTAAGTTTTCTTCGCGTGTTTGCGCTGATTCTTGTTCAACAAGTTCTTCATCAGTTGCAAATTGAATAGTAGTTCTTAAGCCATCCGACTTTAATTTTTTACTTTCATTTGCATTTGCTGTTTTAATATCTTTTGATGCAGTAGAATATTTCGATTCAATTCTTATACTTTCAGCAAAATAAGAACTATCTAATTGATTTAATAATTCAGTATTACCGTGTGCAAGTTTTTTCTTTTGGTCGTATTCTAATTGTAGTTGACGAAGTTCTTTGTCTTTAGCAGATAAAGTATTTTGATATCGTTTCTCATTTTCAGCCTTGAGAAAGTCAGTTAATGCCTTTTGGTCATCACGAATTTTCTGCATTCTTGCCGCTTCTTTTTCGGCTGCGGCTTTCGCTAACTTTTCCTTTTGTTCTTCGGCTTCTTTCTGCTTCTTTACCTTTTCATCCTCTAACTTCTTCGCTTCTTCCGCTCTTTTCTTTTCATTCTCGGCACGTTCTTCGGCTTTGGAATCGGTAAGACCTATCCAGTCCATAAAGTCAACTAATCCTTGCGTAAGTGAATCAATGGTTTCTTTAAGAAAACCAAACATTCTACCAACTAATCCACCTGCTTTTGTGAGTTCCTCAAAGTTGGCAACTATTAAAGCAATGATTCCACCAATTAAAAAGATAGGATTTGTAAGTAAAGCCTTACCCAAATCGAGCATTGTTTTACCAAAGCCTTTTGCCGCATTCGATAGGTCTCCAAATTTGAAATCTTTAATGGCTGATGTTACTCCTTGTAAGCCTGTTTGAGCCGCACCAAAATCCAAAGAAAGAATAGACGACCCAATCATCCCGAAGGAGTTGTTCAAACGTTCCAACGGATCACCTGCTAACGTATTGACCGACTTATTCAAGTCACCCATTTTGTCATTTAGTTCCCCAAGTTGTCTTTGTACCTTATTAAATTCGGCTGTGCCTTCAGGTAAACGCGCTAACTCTTCGCGTAATCTACGCATTTGAGTGCGCATCGATTCAACGCGTTCCGTTCCTTGTATATCAATTTCAACAACTGTCTTTTGTGTAGCCATTTAGAACAATGATTTAATGAGGTAAATAATGCCTATAATTAAAGACGCAGAAATCACGAAATTTATGAGGTTAGTTGTAAAAATTGACAACTTATTTTCTTTGCTCGGTAGGTCTTTACCTATTCCATGCTTCAACATCTCTTTGATGTTTTTAAATGTGTCGTGTGGGTTATTCATAATGGTATTGTGTGTAGGTTAATTGACCGCTTATATTGATTACATCGTACGGATATGCAGTTGCGTTGTCTAGTGTTACCGTAATGGCGAAGGTGCTTCCAACTATATCCAAATCAATGACAAAGTTGCCATCTATGTCAATAGCAGTTTCGTCTATTGTGGTCACGTTCTTAAGAGATAATACACCGCCACTTTGGACAATGTGTAAGTTGTATTCACCGCTTACTGATGCATCTATTACCGCACCAACTTGACCAACCATCAAACGCAATTTGACCAACCAAACCGAGTCATCTGGCATATTGATGTAATTTGTACCATAAGCCAACAAAGTAATTGCTGTAGTATCGTTGGTAAAGTCACCTTTACCCCAAACAGGAATCAATCCGTTTTGCATTTCACCCTGATAAATTCCATTGCTTCCAATGGTCATACCTCCGTTAATTACATTGGCATTTGAACCAATAACAAATACGGAATTGAATCCATCGTTAACGCGGTTATTGCTACCTATTATAATTGAGTTGCTATTACCTACACCAACAAAGTTGTTATCGGATACAACAAGTGCGCTTTTCTCGTTTGAATCATAACTTAAAATTCTTTCGGTACTTAATTGTAAACTTTTCGGCTTACCTGTTCCATCGGAATCGCGAGAGAATGCATAACATCCGCCATCAATCCAGTTGTAATTAAAGACATCGCAACAAACTTCAGTAGCATCTGCAGGATTTCCATCCACATCCTCAAATAAAACCGCTCCAAATTCGCTAATACCTGTTGGTGTTAAAAGACAATCGGGAGTTGCAGTCACTTGCTTAATCAAAGTAACCTTAACCGTGTCTTGCGTACCTACAACGTAATCACTAATTGACAGGATTCGCCAATAAGAATCTTTGATAAAGATTTTATCGTTGAAATTGAAGTTATAAATGTCCGCAAATTCAAGCGAAAAGAAAGCCTCTAATACACGCGCATCAGGTGCGTAAATGTTTTCGATATATTCATTCCAATAACGCGCGTAAAGTGTCTTATATGGTATTGAACTAACAAGACACAATGGAGTTTCTTGACCAAAGTTCAAATCGCGTGAAGTGATAGTTGGTACAAAGTCCGAGTAATGACTGAACATATAAGCGGTTACTTGGTTTATACCGCTTGTTGTGTCATTGTACACGTTAAACTTCATCGTCTCACCTGTCTTATACAAGATACGTGGATTAGGTGCGGTGTAACTATACTGGTCGTTTACGAATTTAGGGATGGCATATGTAGTACCATTCACAGGAACGATAGGAGTTGAGCCAAAATGAACTTCAATCTTTTGTTCTTCAGTTGCAAAGTCGTTTTGTGGATCAATTAATTCCAACCTACCATAAACGCGATTACCTTGCGTGTTGTAAACGTTGTTGAATAGGTCGGAACTTGACTTATAAGTCCACGTATTTTTACGCGCTTGATAATCAGTTGTTGCGGTTAGTGTTATGTCCTTACTAATGTCAAGTAATGTAGTCCAATCTTTGGAAACACCTTGCGAGATATACTCGGTGAATGGTATTAAATCAATAATCTTTTGGTTCACCTTGTTAGGAACAACCACCAAGTTATACATTTTGAAAAGCGAATCAATGAACTCACTACACTTCATAATTGGTGCATTCGCTGACCAATCAATTACGTTTCCGTATAATGGCTTACTAATTTCTTGGCATTGAAATACAATTTCATTTATTTGGAAGTCACCTTGAAAGTTGTTTAACGATGTAACTATTCCATCGTCACCCCATAATATAACCTCGATTGTGTCACCCTCATTTAAAAACTGCGTAGCATTACCAGTGTTGGTTGAAATTGGTGTATTTACCAACGGAACAAGATTCGCACTTGAGCCATAAGTATAACCCAAAACAAACCCCATATTTAAGAGTAATTCTTTTTCACCTGTCGGGAATGTTCTTACAAATCCAAGTGTTAAACCGTTGGCATAAAAGTCACCAACCGAAGCTGGGATAATCTCTAATTCAATCGATGCAGTAATTTGAAAGTAACCATTGAAAGGTACTGTATACACGTTTCCTGTAACGTTTCCGCCTGGGTCTTGCGCTTCATTTAACGCGGGTAAATGTGCTACCTTGTAATTGATAGCATTATAAAAAAGTTCATCAGCAAAGTCACCACTTGTAATACTTGAACTACCTGTATATCCATTCAATAAAAACTTTGCAGTTTCAGGATTACCGCCAACTTGTTGTATTTGTGCGGATTCACTTATCCACGGAACATACATAAAGTCAAGTTCATCAGTTAGTGTAGCCGAGTTATCTCCAAGTTGGAAACCACTTAAATCAATAATCTTATCGAAGATATACCGAGCTGATACAAATGGTGTAAGTTCCGCAGCCTTTGCAACTCTATTTACATTCAACGTATTTATTGACCTTCCACCTTCAACATTGTTAACCCAATTTTGCCCCCTATCGGTTAGACTTAAGTAAATATCCGTTTCAGCATTAAAGGTTGCGATACTGTCATATTCAACAACGTAGTTGTAGTCCGTTTGAAGTTGTGTTGAAATATAACCTTTGAAATCATTGTCGCCAATGTTCTTAAAGAAGTCAACCACGTTACCAAAGAACACAATCTCATACTCGCTCACCTCACCGTTAGAAGTATAACAAGCCTTGAATTGGCAGTTACCCTCCAAGATAGGAATTGTGTCAACCGTGATAATTGCGTTCAGTTTTCGCTTTGGGTTGAATGATGCGAATTGATAAGTATTCTCCTGAATGAACCCGAATATCTTTCCGTTAGTTTGCGTTGCAGGAATGCGAAAAGTACGTGAATAGGATCCACGCGGTTTCAAATCTTTGATATCACTAAAGTTGAATTGTAGTGCAATCGTCTCGTTTTCATAAAGGTCAACTAATGTAGGTACATTGTCGCCTTGACTATAAATTATAAGTGCTGTTTCCATTTGTTGCTATTAAGGACAATTACCAAAACCAACCGTTACATAAATATTACCCGTTACCGTTGCACCGCCTGACCAACCTGGAAGTGTCAATCTAAAGTAGTTGTTTGAAGTTGTCGTATGAGTACCCCAAACACCCGTTGCAATTATTGGAGTTCCAGGATTTTGCAAACCCATTAAACTTGTTGAACTTCCGCCACCTGTAAGTTGGTCACCTAATTGAATAGAACCAAACCTTACCAATGTTGAAGGACAAGCAAAGTTGTAATCTATACGCACGTAGTACGTTTCACCTGCTATTGGTGTAGCACCTAAAGCATCTTGTACACTAATACTAATATATCGGTCACGACCTGCAGCAGTTAAGACAATATTCGCAGCATTTCCAAGATTAGAACCTAATGAAATAACACCGCCCGAACTGCCTGTTATTTGTGAAAACACATTGTAATAATTACAAGCTACAGGAGCGGGAATCGGGAAAGGTGTATTCTCAATGTTCAACGTTTCGTTATCGTTTGCAATTTGTAGGCGCAATGTTTGGTTGTACTTGCGTGAGTTTCTCTCCCTACGCATTAGATAGTTGTTATCTTCTACAACAACAGGAACAACCGAGTAACCATCTACGTTATCGTCAACCATCCACACTGATTTAGACCTAAATAAGTCTTTCATATACTTGAACTCCGATTCCGTTAACCAATTTGAATTTAAGTTCAAAAAGGTTTTCACGATAGGTTCGCGCTCGGTTAGTGAACGTGAGAAAGCCTCTGTGCTAAATGGATTGTCAGTTGTCGCATTATTGTAGTCACCTAAATATTGCTTGTATCGTTTCTTTTCGACCTCAATACTACGTTCGTTTTTCTTAATGAAAGAATAACTATCCCAACCGCCCATTTGATTAAGCCAATACAAATGAACTGGGTTATACTTACAATCACTTTCAATCCAATAGCCATATTTAGCGGTTATCTCGTTGTCATCAATGTCAACACCTACCAATGTCCAATAAGCGGTATCGTCTGCGGTTGATTGATCCACATAACCACCGTTAACAAGGTTCTTAAGTCCCGTTGGTAAATGATACAACGTTGCGCTGCCTAATTCAAATGGAATGTTAAACGTACTTATGATAGTTCCGCTTTCATCATATAACTCAAAAAGAAAATTATTAATAGTTAAGAACGGATAATTCTCATTTAAAAACGATGAATCATCTGCAATCCACGAAAGAATCCTATACGCGCTATCTTCTTGACCTGCTACATTAGAACGTGAAATCTTTTGCCAATTTATTACCTCACTTTGAAGTGATGCAGGTAAGTTAATTGCTTGTGATACTAACCCATCATTAAACCCAAGTGTGTTATCATAGGCTTGTGATAATGCTAATGGCTTTGTGTCGTTCGTACCCATTACAATAAAGTTTTGTTTGCCACTACCATAAACACACATAATGGTATAAGATACAGCATCCGTTTCATCCTCGGTAAATACCCCTGCAATGTTCCAACCTTCAAAACATTGAACTCTAAAATTATTCACGTTTAACGCATCTGATTTCAATGGTGCGCTAATATGAACTAATACATCGGTTGTATTATACACCATCGGTGTAGGAACTAACTGATTGAATATTGTCTTACAATTAAACACCCCATTCAACGCGGCATTTGGTGAAACGTAAAACTTGTATTCGTTTCCTGTAATGCCATCAGTAATTAAAAAAATGTACTTAAATCCATCTTCAGCAACGTTATCAGATGACATTGTCACCGCAACATCGTTATTACTATATGCAAGACCTGTTAACTCATCGTTTCCTTGAGCCGAAAGTCCTGTAATCTTTGTCGTTATCATACTTTTATTTTCTTTTGAAGGTTATCTTCAATTACAATTTTAATTTCTTTACCAAGTGCCTCTGCAAATTGTGGTTCGTAAACATCCACTAAATCATTGATAGCATCGCGCCAATAAAACAATGGTTGTATTCCACGCCTACGGATTGAACGCATAATATTGAAAGCCATTGACTTCTTTGCATTCTCTTTGGCTTCTGGAGTTTTGAATGTGGCGAAACTTCCGTTCTTATTACGTGGACGAATGCCTTTAATTGACATCCAATCGTAAATAGCTTTTTGCATTACACCCATTCCATCCACCTTCTGTCCACCGCTTCCACCACTCTTAAACGAATAAGGCGAACCTACATTCCCACGCGTACCATTAACACCTTGTTCTACAAAGTCGGCATATTGACTCGCTTTACCTTTAGCGAAGAATTCCAACTTACCTTTCTTCGCGTTGTAATAATATGCAAGTGACCTTCTTAACGTATCACTCGCAACAGCTCTTCTTTTCTTTCCTTTAACCGTGCGATACGCGCCAAGGTTCTGCATTGCCTTTTCGACAACATCAGCACCGAATTGGTTGATTAAATCATTTAAAGAACTATTAGCCATTTATGAAGTTTGTATAAGCGGTGTTACTATCCTCTATTAACAAGTCAACAAAGGCATCTATTCCTTTAACTTCTAATGCTTCGCGAAATACCAAGTAATCCTCCGAATCATCGTATCCAAAAAAGATATTTTGTTCAATTACGTGGATAATAGTTAAATCATCCTTTTCAATTATTTGATACCTCATATCTCAACCATTATTGAAGTGTTATTGACCGTTGCACTTAACACCGTTGCATTATTTACCACCTTAATAGCGCAGTTATCACCTGCTACAAATGATGCCGAATTTGCACCGCTATTCGCTTCCGTACCTGCGGCACTACCTGCGGCAATGGTTGTAACTACTGATGTATCTGTTGCATTATTTCGCACCGTGAAAACCAAACTACCAGTTGCACTTTGAGCCGAGAAAATACGCACGTAAAAGTTTTTCATTGTACACGCGTAAGGCACGACAAAAATACGCGCACTTTCTGATGCATTAAATCCACTATAAATAAACGAACCATAAGTTGTGCCGCTTAATGCGATAGTTCCGTTTTGGTTCACACCTAAAAAAGAACGCGATACTAGAGTTGATGGAGTGCTATTTTCCCAAAGTGAACTTGTTGAATTATAAGTCAACACTTGACCATTGGAAGGAGTTGTAATTTGCACACCGTGTAGTTCATCTAATTCATATCCGTTTTGGATAGCCAACACAACACGACCTTGAGTTGGATGTGACCTTGCCACGAATCCAATGAATACCGCGTGATTAGGTTCTGCAGGTGGTGTATTTGCTACCATTCCACCAGCAGTTGTTGCACTTAACCACAACATATCCCCCGCAGTAAATGCGCTTGTATTTAAATCGTGAAGTGTTCCGTTAACCGATATCGATCCATCACTATTATTTGGAATGTCTGCGATAACCATTCCTATAGTTTTGGATGATGTAGCCTCTGCATCTGCTTTGGCTAACAATGCATTTGGTCGGTTACCAGTAGCACCGCTTAAATAAACTATTTGCCCTTTTGTAAGTGTTGAACCTGTGGAATTTCGAACTACGATTTGGATTCTTTCCGCGCTATCTACAACACCATCAACATCCGTATCGTAAACCGATATAAGCATATCTCCAACATTCCACGTTCTATCTGCTGAAAGGTCTTGAGCGGTTCCGTTTATAGTCAAAGTTCGCGTAGTGGGAACACCACCACCGCCACCTGTCATCGGTTTCCAAGTATTGTCAGCCGCCAAGTAATCAGTTGATGAACTTGGTGTATTGGTTGTATATTGTACTTTTTTAGCCATTAATCTCCGATATAAGGAATATCACAAGCATCCCACAAATAGTCAACCGCCAATTCAATGGATAACTGAACACCCGTCAAAACGTGGCTAAATTCCTCAACGAAAGGTGAACCACTTATTGGTGTAGTCAACACTACCGATTCATCGAATATGTGACCTAACTCAAGCATATTAACAAAGTCGGAAGCCAACAAGATGCAATCGCTTATCGCTTGTTTTTGGTACTCGGTTTTTTCGTCCTTGTCACGTGGAAGGTCAGCAAAGAAAACATCAAACGTGTACGAAAGTTGTCCTTTATCGAAACTAATGCCAGTTGGGGTTACGTGCATCCAAGGATACTCGGTCTCTTTTTCAAGGTCAGCCTGTGCGATTTGTCCGTGTGTGAACCTTCTAATTAACGCGTGTTGTTCTGCAAATTGCTGAAACTTGCTAACGACCACGTTATAGGTATAGAGTGAAGATGCTGTTGCCATATATATCAAAGACGCATTTAATTACTTTTTTAGGAGTTGCTTTTGAAAAGAAAAATAATCTATCCGATACGATAGATGCGCGAAGATAGTTGAAGCCTGGGTTTCGGTGATAGTATCAAACTTGGTAACATCACGATCCGCAAGTTCCTCAATTACGTGAAACCATCCGTAACGTTCACTTAAGTCGTTTGTTGCCCCACCGCTTCCTTCATCATCGCTATCGCCTTCTCCATCTCCATCATCATCGTTGTATCTAAATACGCGAGGGAACGAGTCAACAATTCGTTTTCGATATTCGAAAAAAAAACCAACGCACCATTTGCGATTGATAAAGGCATATCATCAAACACCTTCGCATTGGCTAAATGTTCTGCGGTGTATGGCTCAATTTTGTACTTTGAACCAATCTCGGAGTGGATAGGTCGGTAAAGTATCGCGAGTATCTTATTCAGGTTCTTTGGGAAGTCCTTGCAATTACTTTCAAGGTCTAACCATTCGCCGAAAGAAATCTTGTTGATGTCCGGAACAAAACCGTACTTGTTCCACTTGTATTTGTGTTCAGCTACAGGATTCTCAATAACCGATTTAAAAGCCTCAATTACCTTTGTTATATCCTCGGGTGAAAGTTGCCTAACGTAGTCCTTCGGTTGTCCCATTATTGCGGACACCTGCCCTATCTCATTACCTTCGTTGGTAATAAAGTCAACGTATTGGTTAACCGTTATCGTTGAATAGTCAAGGGTTAACTTTACTTTACTCATCTTTACCTCCGTATGTTTCGTTGTAATAGTTTTCAGGCTGATATAAATCACCTTCACCGCCCCCAATAATATAACCTGTAATATGAGCATCTATAATCTGCTCACGTTCCATTT